GCTGGCGGCGGTGAGATCATCGCGACTCCGGACGCGATGTTCTTCGGCAAGGTCGCGACGCCGGCCGCGCCGGCCGCGTCGACGCCGAAGCCCGCGTCGAAGTAAACGCCGCCGAGAATCTCTTCCTTCCGTTCTGCACCGCCCCGGCCACGGCAGGGATCCTCGACGGCTCCCTCGTCCAAGGGGTTGACCAGGACGTCTCGCCATACCGACGGTCCGATGATACAGCGGCGGCCCCCCGAGCGACGCTGCTGTGGGGAGCCGCCTTTCTATGGTCATTGGAGGCCGACCGGGGACTCGAACCCCGCACCAGGCGACCGCTCGTCGGCCGTAGGGGCACCAGGCGCCGGCCAGGAACACCGCCCGGCAGGTGGACCCCTTCCCGGGTGGGGCCGTACGCGCACACCTGGCGGCCCTGGAAGCCTACCGGATCCAGCGGAACGGCACCAGGTCGGCGATCGCCAGCGGAATATTCCGCTGGATCCGGGTAGGGTAGCCAGGCCCGGTGCGGTCTAGGCCGCCCCGGCATCGCAACTGGCAACCCCCAACCCATGGAGGACCTCATGTCCGAACGATCCGACCACCCCGGCCTCTCGGAGGCGGAGATCGCCGCCGGCTACGCCGCCGAGCTCCCGGTGTACGAACACCACCTCCGAGCGAGCGCCGCCTTCCTCGCTGCGTTCCCGAAGGGGACGCTTGGCTACGCGCTCGGCGCGAACGGCCTCCACCAGGTCGACGTCAACTACGGCAACGCCGATCGGCAGAACCACACGCTCGAGACCCGGCACAAGGGCGAGCTCCTCGCCTTCCTGGCGGGGATGATCGTGATGAGCGAGGACTCTCTCGAGATACCCGCATGAGATTGCGCGCTATCGATCTCTGCGGCGGTGCCGGCGGTTGGGCCGTTGCAGCTCGAGGTCTTCCCATCGACATCATCGCGACCGTGGACTGGTGGGAACCGGCCTTGCAGACGTACCGCCTCAACCACCCTCAGACGCTCGTGATCCGTGGCGACTGCAAGCAGATTCCGTTCAAGCCAGAAGGATTCGATCTTGTCCTGGGTGGGATCCCGTGCCAGTGGCTCACCGTGATGCGCTCGAAGAAGCTTGGCAACCCGGTACGCGATGAGGAAATCGTTGCCGAACGGGCTCTTCTGGATGCCCTGCTTTCCTGGATCGACTCTGTGGATCCTATCTGGTGGTGTCTCGAGGATGTGCCCCAGCTCGCGTCCGAACTCCCCATGTTCACGCCGTACCAGATCATCAACGCGGCCAGTTTCAGCGGACAACGGAGAAAACGGATCTACGTCGGTCGGTTTCCACCACCCAAGACCAACAGCCAAGCCGGCCTTCTGGCGACCGCCTACTTGCGGCCCGGTCCGTACCGCGTGAGCCCAACCGCTTTGCATCGGACGCCGCGGCGACATCAGTGTTTCACCGCGAAGACTTTCTTTCCGATCGAGCATGGTCGGAAGATGCCGACGGTGATAGGGATGGCAAGCAGACACGACAATCAACGAGCCGTGATCGGTGAGGGTCTCGTCTCACACCGGCAGATGGAATGGCAGGAAGCCGCGATCGCGCAGGGTTTTCCAGAGGACTACGTCTTCGTGGGCAGCCGCACATCAGTCTCGAAGCTGGTCGCGAACGCAATCCAGATCGATACCGGCAGGGCGATCCTCGAAGGCATCGTCGAGCGGCACCTGGAATAAGTTGCAACCGCCAGCGGCACCGGCTAGGTTCCGCTGGCGGAACTTTTGGATCCAAAACCCCCACCAGGAAGGACGAAACAGACCATGGCCCAGAACCTCCTCAACTTCCCGAAGCACGGCCTGATCCTCGAGTATGAGAAGGACCTGCCGGACAACATCGCGGTCCTCAAGCTGCCCGGTTCCCCGAGCCGGTGCCACATCATGGCGATCCCCGACCCCCGGACCGAGGCTTTCAAAGAGCTCATGTCCGGCGCCGCGGCCAGCTTCGATCTGGGCGTCGCCCGCAAGCAAGTGGCCGAGCTCCAGGCCGCCAGGACCGAAGCCGTCGACGACCTCGGCGCCGCCAAGCTCGCGAACGCGGATCTCGGGGAACGTCTCAGGAACAGCGACGCCGCGCTAGTCGCGTCGACGACGAGGATCGCCGAGCTCGAGGGCGCAACACCGGATCCCGACGCGGACGTGCCCGCCACCGATGACACTCCCGCCGGCCACGCGCCGGCCACCGAACCGACCGCGGAAGGTGCGAGCGGGGGGGCAGCCACCCCGTAAGCGGGGTTGACGTTCTGATCTTGGGCCGAGCTCCTCCCCTCTTCCTTGTGAGCTCGGCCCGCTTTTCGTACTTGACGCCAGCGGAAAACCGGTGCACTCTTCCCGCGGAATGGATCCCAAGCAGAAGACCGACCTCGAGACACGCTGCCCGATCTGTGGGGGTTGTGGCGTAGTCTACGACACGGACCAAGGCCCACGGCCCGCGGTCGAAATCGACCGATGCCGGTTCGCTGACCGGTTGAACCTCGTGGGTAGTCGAGGTCCGAGAGCTTGCGACTGCCGTACCAAGCGCCCTCCGATCGTTCGGAAGAGCCTGGTCCCGACCGGCTGTTGACCCGTTCCCGTCAGAGACCTCCTCCTTGAGCCCCTGGTCTTCGGACCAGGGGCTTTTTACATTGGCCCCGTGCAGCAGGTCGAGCTCGATCCGATTCGACACCCCCCCGAGCTCGTCGCGTTCTTCGAGCATCACCGGCAACGGTGGCTCGCCGGCGAGATCCGGCTCAAGAACTACCTCACCCACTACTACCAGGTGGGCAACGAAACGCGCCCGCTCTGGTACGCGCCGCCGCTCGGCTACAAGGTGATCCCGGACAAGGCGGAGATCTTCGACCTCCTCGGCTACCGGCCGAGTCATCCCGCCTGCCTGGCCCACGCGAACCTCGCGCAGATGCGGGTGTTCTCTGGTGGAGCCCGAGCGGGGAAATCGTTGTGGGCGGCGCACGAGATGATCCCGCCGCTGCTCTCGCCAAACGTGCGGATGTGGCTCGTCGGTCCGGAGTACGAGCAGTGCCTCAAGGAGTTCGAGTACATCCTCGAGGCGGTGGAGACGGACGAGATCCGTCGCGATTGGGCGCCCATGCTCCAGGCCGGCAGGATCCGCAACAGTCCGAAGAGCGGCGACATGGAGATCGTCTTGAAGTGGCAAGGCGCCGGGGACTCGTTCGTGAAAGTGAAGAGCGTCGAGCGCGAAGCTCGCGGCGCCCTGCTCTCCGAAGAGCTCGACCTGGTCACGGTGGTCGAGGCGTCCGTCGTCAAGGAACGGATCTGGTCGAGGTTCCTACAGATGCGCCTCACCACCCGGAACGGGGTGGCACTCTTCCCCAGCACCCCGGACGGGACCAACTGGTTCAACGAGCTCTATCTCCGCGGCCTCTCCGGGAAGAGCGGCGTCTACTCGATCAACGCGGACTCGCGCATGAATCCGACCATGAGCCTCGAGAACCTCGCGACGTGGACGCACCCGGACAGCATGAGCGACGAGGACTTCGAGGAGCAGGTCCGCGGCCGTCCGACGCCGCCCCATGGCCGGGTCTACAAGGACTTCTCGAGAGACCTCCACGTCGACACCTGGCGGGGCGATTGGCCGAAGGAAAGCTGGCGCCGAGCTCGGTCCTTCGACTTCGGCTACAAGGACCCGTACGTCGTCCTCTGGGCCTCGTTCGACGGCGACACGTTCTACGTCTATCGAGAGTTCTATCGGTCGCTTCACCTGACGAGCCAGGTCGTGAAGCACATCGCCGACGTCGAGGGGTGGGAGCACCGCCTCGATGAGGTCGGCGACGTGACGCTCGAGGGGGAGGCGGGAAGGCTCGAGGCGATTGAGCTCGGATCGGTGGCCGACCACGACGCCTCCCAGCGTGCGGAGCTCCGCCGTGCAGGGATCAGTACGCGCCGGGCGAGGAAGGAAGTCGACGCCGGGATCCGGACCTTGAGCGACTTCCTGCGGCTCCAGGGCAACGGGTGTCCGAGAATCTACATACATCCCCGCTGCGCCAACCTGATACGCGAACTCGAAAGCTACCAGTGGGGGAAGGACGGGAAGCCGAAGAGACACCAGGACGACCACGCGGTCGACGCGCTCCGCTACCTGGTGCACACGCTCGGACCGCGGAATCGAGACATGCGGATCCAGCGGTGCGTCTAGCGTTCGACCTCAAGGTCTGGTAGTCCTCCGCGGGGCGGACACAACGCCTTGCGGTTATGGAGACTAGGGCGACGACGACCCGGAACGGGGATCCCGCTCGAGCGGTGGACCCAGAGGACCGGCTCAAGCAATTCGACCTGCGGCAGATCTTGATGTTCTCGATCTTCCCGGAGGAGAGCCATCCCTCGTTCGATCTCGATCAGTTCGAGAACGCCCTGCTCACCTCGATCTGGCTCGTCACGGCGACGTACCGGGTCGCCTGGGCGATCGCCGGGATCGACCCCGTTGTGCGGGTGCGGAAGACGAAGGAAGAGGCGAAGGGGGCCAAGGCCGACCGGATCCGCGCCCTCCTGATGGACCCGACGCCGGAGGACGACTATGTCGACTACATCGAGCAGAACATGGTCCACCTCTTGCTTGCCGGCGAGACGTACCAGGAGAAAGCTCGCAACGGGCTGGGCGAGACCGCCGAGCTCTGGACGTGGAACCCGCGGCGGGTCACACCGATCCCCGATCGCACCGGCCAGGTGCGGACCCTCGGCTACAAGTTCCGAAGCGCCGGCGGCACGAAGGAGAAGGTCCTCGATCCCGAGGACGTCATCGCGATCCGGGTCTACAACCCGCTAAACCCACATCGCGGCATGTCGTCGGTCGGTGCGATGTGGAATGACATCAAGGGCGACGAGGCCGCCGCGAAGCACAACCGCCGCTTGATGAATCAGGGCATGAGAACCGGCGGCGTCTTCGAGCCGACCGACGGGTCTCTCGGCGCCGCCGAGATGCGCCAGTTCCGCGAGTCGATGGCCGAGCTCTACAGTGGACCGGAGAACGCGGGGAAGCCGCTGCTCGCGCCGGCGGGGATCAAGTTCACGCCCGACACCGCGAGCCCGAAGGACATGGACTTCCAGGCGAATCGGCGCTTCGCCCGCGAGGTCGCTTCGGGTGGCATCGGCGCGCCGCCGATTCTCGTCGGCAACTTCGATGCGGCGAGCTACGCCAATTCCCAGCAGCAGCTCCGCGCCTTCTGGGACTACATCGGTAAGACCTGGCTCAAGAAACTGTTTGGCGGGTTCAACAAGCAACTCGTCCGGCTCGAGATCGACTCGAATCTCGAGGTCGTCGCCGATGCTGAGGCGATCGAGCAGCTCGTCGATTCTCAGACGAGCCGGGTCGAGAACCAGCGGGCCCTCTTCCAGGGTGGGATCGTCACGCTCAACGAAGCGAGGAAAGCCATCGGGCAGGAACCGCTCCCCAGAGGCGACTCGCTCTTGCGCCCGCTCGCGTCCGAAGCGGTGCCGATCGAGGAAGAGACGGGCACTGTCGGCACCGACGGCACCCAGGACGTTCAGGTTGCCGAGTCGGCGGTCCTCAATGGCCCCCAGGTCTCCGCGGCGGCGGACATCGTGATGGCGGTCGCGAAGGGCGAGATTCCCCGCGACTCCGGCCTCGGCATGCTGGCGATCCTGTTCAACCTCAAGCCGGCCCAGGCCGAGGCGATCATGGGATCGGCGGGCATGGGCGACAAGCCAACCACGCCCAACCCGATCGAAGACGCCGAGCCCGAGCCGGCACCAGGCGGGCCACCGCCGCCGACACCCGAAGAGGAGAGCGAGGAGCAGACGGCTGCACGGATCGAGCGGACCAAGGTCGCCCGCGATGCGGCTCGAGATGCGCACGAGCGCGAGCTCCGGACCGCCGAAGCTCGCATGGCGCAGGTCGTGACCCGGTACCTCCGGGAGGCGAAGAACCGGATCACCGAACGCCTCAAGACTCAATCGGACGTTGTCGACGTCGACTGTGTCCTCGGCTCCCAGGACATGGAGCTCGAGGAGGCCCGGACGCTCCTCGCGCCGATGTTCCTTCAGATCGTCCAGGATGCGGGGGACCTGACGCTGTCACGCCTTGGTCTTGGCAAGGCGACGCCGGGCGGAAGGGTCTATCGCCGCAAGGCGGAAGCACCGGATAACCTGCCGGAGCTCCTCGAGCTCGTCGAAGCCTTCGGCGTCGAGAACCCTCGCGTCCTGGCTTACCTCGAGAAGTTCTTTTTCTCGCACCTGCGCGACCTGACGAGCCGCACCCTCGAGCAGATGAAAGAGACGCTCTCCCGCGGCATCACCGCCGGCGAGGGAGTGCCCGAGCTCGTCGTCCGCCTCTCGAGACATCCGGCCTTCAACAAGGCGAGGGCCGAGAAGATCGCCCGCACCGAGACGATCGGCGCGCTCAACCTCGGCTCGCAGGAAGCGTTCCGCGTGAGCGGTGCGCCGCGGAAGTCGTGGCTCGACGCGGCCGATGAACGGACCCGCGAGTCACACCGGAACCTGCGGATCCAGACCAGCAGGAAACCGATCCCCACGCCAGAGAAGTTCCTCATGGCCGAGTCTGGTCGTAAGCCGCCGGAGGCCGAGGTCATGTACCCGGGCGATCCCGAGGCGCCGGCCTGGTGCGTTGTTCACTGCCGTTGTTCTCTGCTGCCCGAAGAGGAGGAGCTCCTCCTGTACTGGGGCGCACACTGTGAGAAGGAACTAGGAGGCTTAGGCCATGCGTAAGGAAACAGTCGACAAGCTCAAGCGGTTCGCGCTCTTCTCGAAGGCCGAAGGGCCGTCCAGTCTTGACGTCGAGAAGCGCGAGCTCACCGCGGTTGTCTCGACAGACGACGTTGACCGCGATGGGGAGATCGTGGAGCCGTCCGCATTCGAGGACAAGATCGACACGTTCATGGCGAACCCGGTTTTTCTGTGGATGCACGAAGCGAGGAAACCGCCGATCGGGAGAGCTCTTGATCTGCGGATCGAGAAGCATTCGATCGAGGCGGATCTCAAGTTCCGGCCCGAAGGGGAGAGCGAGCTCGCCGATGACATCTTCACGCTCTACAGCGATGGCACGCTCCGGATGTTCTCGATCGGCTTCCGTGTCTTCGAGATGGTCTTCTCGGAGAACGAGGAGACTGGCGAATCGAAGCCTCCGCGGATCACATCGGGCGAGCTCCTCGAGGTCTCCGCGGTCTCGATCCCGGCCAACCCGAACGTCGGCGCCAAGGCCGCACGGCTCAAGTCGTTGGCCTTCCAGGAGCGACGACCGGCTCCCGAGAAGGTGATCGAGAAGATCATTTACTCGCCTGTGACCAGAGAGCAGGCGATCGAGCAGGCGATCGAAGAGATCAACACGACCCGCCGCCGGATGCTTCGAGGAGAGACAGTCTCCGACGAGGCGATGGGGTGGATCCGGAAGATGCAACTCGCTCTCGCGGGTCTCGACATCCAGGAAGACGGCGACCTGCAAGAGCTCTATGACAAACTGCTGGGCGTGCAAGGAACGCTCAGTGCGATGGCGGCCGGCTAGGCCAACACTTCACCAAAACAGAGGAACCAGACCATGGACACGAAAGTTCTCGAAGACCTAGTCGGGAAGCTCACGGCAAACGTCGACGAGCTCAAGCGGCAGGTCACGCTCTCGCAGGGCGAGCACAAGGATCGGATCGACAAGATCGCGACGGACTTCGCGGAGATGCAAACGGCGCTCCGGAAAGTCGTCGATCGCAAGACGGCGGGTCTCGACGTCGACCCCGCAAGCGCCGGCCGTTGGCTCGGGCGAGAGGGCGGTTTCAAGGACATCCGCGAAGTGAAGCAAGTCCAGCTCTACGAGCGGGACGACATTACCGGCCTGACGACGCACACGCCGGCGGTGCCCGACAACGTCAAGCAAGCCTGCCGGGTGATGGACGAGGTTTACATCTGCGACACGCTCGCGACCATGAAGTACGGCCGCGTGTGGTATCGCGAGAAGGAAGAGAACGAGCGCGAAGCGTTCTGCAAGCGGTTCCCGTCGATCGGCTACAAGCACGACGCGATCGTGCAGAGCCTCAACGAGTACCACGGGAAGGCTCTCGCCACCGGCACCGCGGGCAGCGGTTCGGAGTGGGTGCCGACGGGGTTCTCGTCGAACCTGCTCGACCTGATCCGCCTGGCGAACCCGGTCGTCAACCTGATCCCGCATATCAACATGCCGCGGAGCCCCTGGCTCTTCCCGTTGCTCAACACCGTCAACACCGCATACCGGAAGACGGAGAACACGGCGATCACGGCGAGCGATCTCGGCACCCTGAGCCGCACCTGGACGGCCCACGTCCACGCGGTGTACCAGGCGTACTCCGACGAGATGGACGACGATTCGATCGTCGCGATCGCGTCGGCTGTCCGGATCGCGGTCCTGCGGGCGATGTCCGAGGGGCTCGACGAGGCGCTCGTCAACGGTGACGTCGACAACGCGGCCCACTTCGATAACGACTACATCACCGCCTCGGCCCCGTTCCGCACCTACCAGGGCGGCATGTCCGGACTCCGGCAGTACGCGCTCGACGCGGCCGGCACCGGCACCGACAACAGTGTCGACGGCGGCGCGAACGCGATCGTTCACACCGACGTCGGCGCCGCCCTGGCGACGATGAGCAAGTTCGCAGCGGGCAAGATCGCCCTGGGCGACGTGGTCGCTCTGGTCACCGCGGAGCAGTGGATCCAGCTCCTCACTGAGGCGAGCTCGCCGATCATGACGGTCGACAAGTACGGCGCCGCGGCGACGATCCTCACCGGTGAGGTCGGCCGGATCTTCGGTGTCCCGATCTTCGTGTCGTACGGGGTCGAGCAGCGGAAGAACTCCGTCGCGGCCACCGGGCAGAACACGGTCGGCGGACCGAACACGCTGTCTTGCGCCGTGGTGTTCAACCGGCAAAACTTCCGAATCGGTGACCGCCGGGACGTGCGGTTCGAGACCGATAAGGACATCACCGCCGGCCGCAACGATGTGGTCGTGACCGCCCGCTGGGCCTTGCAGAACATCGAAGGCGATACGACGGATGCCAACTGGGACCCGCAGGGGACCCCCTCGGTGTGCGTGATCCGCAACATCGACTAGGTTTCGAGGGATCCGGAATCGGTGGCTCTCTTCACGACGGACGAGTTCAAGGCGCTCGAGGGTATCCCTGCCGGGGTGACCGCCCACGATGCCCTGATCGCGCTACTCGCGACGAGGGTCACCGACTTCATCAACCGCTACCTCAACCGCACGATTGAGGCCGCGGACTACGTCGAAGAGCGGGACGGGAATAACCGGGTCTCGCTCCGGGTGAGCAACCCGCCGATCAACACGGTGGCCAGTCTCAAGGTCACGCTCGACGGTGGGTTCGCCGGGGTGGCTTCTTTGGCGGCCGGCGACTACGTCTTCGACAAGGCGGGGATCGTCACGCTCCGGCCGAACGTGGTCCTCGGCATCTTCCGTGATCGTGCCATCTTCCCGGCGGGGATCCGCAACATCGAGATCCAGTACAACGGCGGCTTTACCGTCGTCCCGACCGACCTGGCCCAGGCCGGCATGATGCTGGCGAGCGCCTGGTTCAACCGGCGCCGGCACGGTGGGATCCGTTCGCTCACGAGCGGGAGCGTGTCCGTCGCGTTCCAATCGAAGGACCTGCCCGACGAGTCCCGGCGGGCCATCAACCTGTACCGGATCTATCCAATGATGACCGGCTCGAACCTCTAGTGTATGCACGCGCTTTTGATCCACACCGCGACCGTCGTCCGCATGGTCGACACGATCACCGCGCAGAAGCGGCAGAGCGGAGAGACCACGATCTCGGCCGTGCAGGAGTGCCGCTTCTCCAGGGTCGGGGGATCGCCCGAGCTCTCGATCCTCGGGCGCGATGAGCGGGAAGGGTGGAAGGCGTACTTCCCGAACGCGGCCGACGTGCAGGTCGGCGATCAACTGACCTGGAACGAGCGCGCCGGGTTCGTCTTCCTGCTCGAGGGTCTCGAGGAGAAGGAAAGCCTCGCCGACCCCTACGTTGACCACCACCTCGAGGGCGTCCTCGTGCGCCAGAAACAATCGTGATTCGCCTCGATCTCAAGACCAACCTCAAGCGGTACGCCAGGGAGGCGGAGAAGGCGCCGGACATCATCCGCGCCGCCATCGTCCGGGGGATGAACATCGGCGCGAACCTGGTCGTCAAGCAGGCGAAGCTCAATCTCACCTCTGCCGACTCTGTCAACTTCGGGATCCTGCGGGCGAGCATCGGCCAGAAGACGGACCCCGCCGAGCTCGTCTCCAGGATCGGACCAGGTCTCGCCCAGAAGGCGACCGCGCCAGGCGGTGAGAGTCCGAAGAGCTATGGCTTCTATGTCGAGTTCGGGCGCAAGGGTGGACGACCACCACCGCCCGAAGTGATCGAGCTCTGGGTCCGCCGGAAGCTCGGCCTCAGTGAAGACGAGGCTGAGGACGCCGCGTTTCTCATCGCCCAGGCCATCGGCCGGAAGGGAGTGGCGCCGGCGCCCTTCCTGATCCCGGCCGCCAGAACCCAGACACCGGCGATCGTCAAGGCGATCGACACCCAGATCGCCGCCGCCGCTGTCGAGATCAACGGAGCGCAACCGTGACCGCCGTCTTCAAGACGAACGAGGTCCAAGCCGCGATCATCGCCAAGCTCAAGGCGGCGACGTTCTCGTTCGTGCCGAAGATCGTCGAGCCTGGTTTCATTCCCCACCTGGTGCGGGACCGAACGCTCTCCGACACCGTGCCGGCGATCTTCGTCCATGCCCTGGTGAACCCGATCCACATCGCCGACGGGACGGACTTGACCGACAGCCGCGGCCACATCGTCGGCTCGACGACCGACTACCGGATC